CTTTCCAATCTGATTGTCGGGCTTCTAACAATTTTCCCTGGTAAGCTTCCTCACCTCGGGCCATTTTGGATGCATGCATAAGCTGTGCATCAGACATTGCCATTTTCGTTCTCTGCTTGTTAGCGTAAATCTTACTTCCAGCAGAGACGGCTAATTTTATTGCCGATAACCACATAATTAATACGCTTTAGAGTTTCTTCTTTTTTCTGCTAACATTCTTCTCTGACCACCTACTGGTAATTCAGGTTTTCCTGTAGCAATATAGTTAAAAGCTTGGTCAGCAGTAGTTTTAGATCTAGGATCTATCTCAATACTTTGTTCTGCAACCTTAACTTCTTTTATTTTATCAAGTTTTTGCATTTTTTGCTCCTTTTATTAATCTTTATCTACCATAACTTGCGTCTGTTGTATACCAGACTTTGCAAGACTGACTCCAGCACGTAATTTTGCTAAATCTTCGTTTTGATCCATCTTATCTTCAGCGATTTCTTGCGCTTGCATCAATTTAGCTCTGTTTAAATCTTGATTTGCTTCGTCATTTTGTTTTTTACGTTCATTTTCCATTGCTCGAAGGTCAACTTCACGTGATTTTAACTTTAATAGAGGGTCAGAATCAAATTGAGAAGTAATTTCCTTCTCTTCTTTCATAAATTCTTCCGTCATTTCAGCAATTAAGATAGCTTTTCTAGCTTCAACTTGATTTGTTAGTGCTTGAAGCTGTGCTTGTATCTGTGGATTCATTGCTGCTTGTTGTTGCATCATCATCATTTGCTGTAATTGTTCTCTAAACTCTAGTTGAACTTGTTCTTGAGCCATTAAACTAATGTGTTCTAGTATATTTTTTTGTATTGCAGCCATCACAGCCGGATTATTTCTAACAATGTTAGTCGACATAAAATTTAAATGAGCAGTAATGTGTGCTCTGTGATCTTGTCCAGGAAAAGCTTGAAAAGGTTTACCACCCAAAGCATTAATGTGTTCTAAACTTGGGTCCATCGGTGCCATTGGCGCTGGTGGTGGCAACACTGCATCAATATTTTTTACACCAATTGCTTCATACATTGTTCGATACACTTGATACATGTTATGTGCTTGTGGATTTGCTGTTGCTATTTGTAATTGTGTTTGAGCTAAAGTAATTCTTTGACTCATTGAAAATATGTTTGGATCTGCAACTGGTATTACATCAACCCTATCATCAAAGTCAGCTTGTTTAATATTTCTTGCACCACCTACAACATCATATGGATACTCTGGTGGTAAATATTGTGACACAACTTTTGAAAGTAATTTAAATTCTTTTTTCATTGCTGCATAACATCTTTTGTGTATTGCACTCATGACTCTTGAACCACGTTCTAGTAATGCAATCGTAGTTCCAACTGCAGCTTGTTGATTACCATCACCAACTTGCATGTCAGCGATCGCTGCAAATCTTTGTCCTGCATTAACAACGATACCTAAAAGATTTAATAATGTTTGAGATGGTTCCTTATATGGTAATGGAAAGAATGCATCTCTTAAATTACCTCCTGGTGCATCTACGTCTTTAAACTCACCTGGTTGTATTGGAGCTGCTTCATCTCTAACTCTTACACCTCTTTGTTTAAATCCTGCTGGTAAGTTTGATAGGGTACCTGCGTCTAATAATTGACGGAGAGCCGCCGTTGCCGTACGACTCAATCCGCCAATCATATGAATGAGTCCAAAGCCATAAAATCCTAGTCCTGGCAGAAACTTAAAGTGGACAAAATATTGGATTTTATTTTTCTTTAGATCATTGGGCGCGAAGTTCCTTCTAATAGAAAGAACTTTCCTATTACCTTCTTCAACAGTTACGATGTAAGGCAATTTTATTTCAGTCGGCTGTCCCTCTGCATCGACTTCTTCAAAACCTTCTAAGTCTAAATTAACATGACACTCTAACAAAGTATAAACTGGTTCGTTCTTTCCAGTTTTTTTTGTGCCTTCAAGATCACGTTCTTTTTTTGCAAGCTCATTGTTTGTGTCTGTGCCTGGAGGGCCTAACTCTACATCTCTGTAGAAACCATTAACTTGCTGTTTTCTTAATTCGTTTTCAGATATTTTAATTGTATGAATAATCGCTTCCGCATCATCTAATGAGGTAGCTGTATACGGAACGATTAATTCATCTGCTGGAACAAACTTTGATACAGCTCGTCCCATATTTACATCATAGTAAACTTTTTTAAATGTTGAACCTGCAAGAGGTAAATGAAATAACATAGAATCAAATTCTGCTTCATACTCTTTCATCTGATCCATAATTAAATAATTCATAAAATCTTTAACACGTGTTGCTTGTTGTTCTGTTGCAGGATTTTTTGTGCCAATGACTTGTGTTCTTACTGGTCCATCACTTGGTAATAATTCTTTATATGCTTGTGCTTGGAATTGTGTAACTGCTTCTGCCATTACAGGATGAGTTGCACCTGATGCTCCTTGAAATGGTTCAGTTCTGTTTTCGTATTTAAATCCTAAAAGATCTAAACCTTGTATGTAAGATTGTTCCCATTCTTTTCTTGAACTTTTGTAGTCCATATAGTTTTGAGTCATTTCATTACCAATTGGCTCTAAAACTTCATCTGGTAAAAGATCTGCTAAATTATCAAAATGTGATTCTGTTCCCGGTACGTTTATAGCTCCCGGTTCAAAGTCTAATGTTACACCACCATCTTCTTCTGGTATGACTTCTATTGGTCCTTTTTCTGGTTCCTGAACAGCAACATCTTCTGCTATCTCTTCTTCTGAAGGGATATCAAGTTTAGTTCTAGTGTTCGGGAGTCCTTTGTCTATTTCTGCCATTTATTACTCCTAGTAGTTTCTAACACGGTTTTTAAGGGATAGCAACCCTTGTGAGTTTGGTCCTGATGCTGGTGGTCTGCCTGAAGAATCACCAGCTAGCTTAGCTATACCGCCGCCTGCAAATTCACCTTGTGTACCATACACTTGTTCTGGACTATACATTCTTGCATCTACAGATAATGGTACTGCTCTCATTGCTTCTTGTTCTTCCATTAACTTTCTTGTAGATGTATCATAACCAAGTTCTCTTAACGCTTGTGTATAATTTAATAAATCAGAAGTTGTTGCTGTTAAAAAATCTCTTGGCATTATGTCAGACATTTCTTGCATTCTTCGTCTTCTAAGATCTTTGTCTCTACCACTTTCAAATGCTCCAAAATCATCTGTTCTATATTTAGCTATGTTAGCACCTGTTTGTCCTTGTAAATATTCTTGCGCAACTTTTGATGCATCTTTAAAAGACTCACTAGATATTATATTTGCAGATTGATCAGCTCTTGCACCTTGTTCTCTTGCATCTGCTGCAGCCGGATTGTATAAATCTATTCTACTTGCTGTCTTTGCATCATCTCTATCTTCTATTGCTTTGTTAAAAGCAGACAATTGATCTTGTGCTTCAAATCCTGATTTTAAAGCACTAAAACCTGGTGCATTTATTGTTTTAATATTACCATCTGCATCTTCAACTTCTCTAGTTAACATATCTTCTCTTTCCATTTTTAATGGATCAAGTTCACCTCTGTATTTTCTAGGGTCTAAATAAGATAAATAACTTTCAGCATAAGCGATGTCAGAAGGCTTACCACCTAAAACTTTATTACCAATAAGAGCACCCTCGTACACTAATTCACCAAGAATGGCTCCTGGACCTAGGATATTTTTTAACAATCCAGCTCGTGTTGCAACTTTACCAACTTGCACTAATTCTCGTGCAGCTTTTTTATTTCCTTTTTGTGCTTCTATCTTTTGTTCTTTTAAACCATCTCTGATACATTCATCACTGAATTTAAAACCTATACGACCACCATCTGCAACAGCAACTTTACATTTTGGTAGTTTACTGTAGCTTTGAATTTTGTTTAGAATAGCTCTTTCTGTTTCTGGTAAGTCCATATTTTTTACAACGTTAGATATTGCCACTTCTCTTTGTGCACTCATTGGTAATGTTTTAAAATCTTTACGTAAGATTACATTTTTTAAAGCTTCTGAATAACTAAGGTTAGGTGGATTTTTTATTAATTGATCAATGTACTTCTTTCCTCCTCTAAATTTATATAGCTCTCCATAAAGTTCTTCTATAATTCTTTTTTTCAAAGTAGGGTTATTAAAATTTTTTGTGGCTTGATAAATACCTGTATTTAGTTTTTGAGTTTGTAATTCAAAATTAGAAATAGGTTCAACTTTAATTCCACCTGGATTATTATGACCTATAGCAAGAGAATTTTTTCCGTAGTCTCTTGTCATCATTTCTCCAAAAAGAATATTCTTACCTGGGTTTTTTGGATCTGGAATAGGTTTGCTATAGAGAGAGTAGTAGTCTTTAGTTATTTGATAAACTTCATCAAACAAACCAGATGCTTTTCCTTGAGTGCTTAAAACACCTCTATCAAATAATTTACTGTTGTCGTAAGAAAACGCAAGATCTTTTACATTGTATTTTTTTCCTGATTCCCATTTAACCTCTATGTCATTTAAGGTATATCCTTTTTTAGGAATTAACTCTCCACCAACTAATTTTAATTTACTTCTATCATAAAGTTTTACTCTTGAAGCACCTGTTTTATTAAAATTATTTCTCTCCCAATGCTTAAATACATAGTTAAATATGTTACTATTAGGGTCTCTGTAAAAAGTTAACATGTCACTGCCACCTAATTCTGCAGCTCCTTTAACCCTTTCTGTTGCAGCCTGAAAAGCTTGATCAAATGGAACGTTTATTAAATTACTCTGTTTTGCAATTTGATTTAAATATTTAAAACTTTCCTTAAATTCTTTTGGAGTCATATCAAAGTTTTGTGCAAACAATTTATAACTTTTTTCTAGACCACTTGTAAAAGGTGGCGCAACAGTATTTATGCCTGTTAGTTGACCAATCATTGATTTTATAGTTCCAGCTTTTTGTAAATTAGAACTACCTTTTGTAATTTTTTTAACAGGAAGATTTTCATCTATTATATATTTAAATGCTTTTATAACTTTGTCTTCTCTTGAATCTAAATCATAAACTATCTTATAAAGTTTTTTACTATATTGATTTACTCCTTCTCTAAGACCTTCACCTCCAACTTTTCTTAGTATAAATTTATTTCCTAGTTCTTCATATTTTAAACTGTTATTTGATTTATTTTTTAAAGCTTCAGCTAAATTTAATTTTTGTTCTTGAAGATACCCTCTTGAATCAAAGTTAGAGTATCTTTTTATTATACTTTCTTGCGTTCTATAATTTTTACCATATTTAGTTTGTAAATAATCATTAAGTGAAGGTGCTTTTGATAAGTCTCCTTTCATAGAAAATTTAGCTACTGTTTTTTTATAATCATTTATAATTTTATTTGCATCATTTGTACGCTCACCGGCTACTGAAACTCTATCTGATTTATAATTTTTAGCATAATATTCTCTTGCTCTAATATTTCTTTTCGATTTTGATAAAGGTTTTTCTCTAGCATATCCAGGTCTAGATCCATCAGCACTTGGTTGCACCAACATACCACCCCCTGCTTTTTCTACTCGTGGATTACGCAACATGAATTGATTAACAGCTTCTATCTCTTTAACTTCTTGTTTAACTGGTGGAATAGGTGCTTTGCTTGCAGGAAAAACATCAGGAAGATCTGGGTTAGCTTTCTTTGCCCGAGTCAGATACTTCATCATCTGTGCGTACTTTAAAGGGTTCATTACTCTCCTAACATTCTAGCGATACCGCCACCTGCTCTTTTAATTGACGGTGCGTCTTTAACTTCTTCTATAATTTCATCTACTTTGATTCCGTCTACAACATCAGGTTCATTAAATTCATCTTTTATAATTCTAGAATTAAACTCTGTATATTCATCATAACTGTCTGCAGGTATACCTTGTGTTGTCTCATCAGCTTGAGACATTCCTGGTGTATACTCCATAGTTTGAACTTCAGTGACCATATCGTCACCTTCTTTATTAATTTTTTTAATTTGCATTTCACCTGTACCAAGATCCTCTGTTAACATTAACTCGGACTTACCATCTTTAGCTGGCATAGTATGAATTTTTAATCGCTCTTGTGGACCATCGGTTACTCTACCTAATGTTTTAATTTTTTCTGCAAGTTCAAAAAAATATGGTGGTGGTGTAGATTTACTTACAACAGGAGCAGCTTTTACAGCTTTACTTGCAACCTTTGCTGGTTTTAGAACTTTACCAAGAACAGGTATAGATGCAAGACCTCCCATTAGTTTTAAAAACGTTCTTCTATCCATTCCATTTTTCAAACCAATACGTCCACCGTCTGCTTTCTTCATGTCTTTTCTTAATTCTTCTTTAGCTTCTTTTTCAATTCTTTTCTTCTGCTCTTCGTTCATAGCTTTTAATTTTTTCTTTAACTGATTAGTTATTAATGCACCTGTTGCAGCAACAGGTATAACCTCACCTGCAACCTCTGCTTCTTTACCAGCTTTCATTCTATCCTTAACGCTTTTCAAATAATCTGTGTATGCTTTTGCAGGGCTTTTTTTATTTAAAAAATTAAATAACGGACCAATACCAAACTTATATCCCGCACGTCCACCGTCTTCAAATTCTTTTCTAAAGTCAAAACCAAAACCAGTATCATCTCGTCCAAAACCTTTGTTAACACCAAAACTTAATACACCACCACCAATCTTTTTTTCTCCACCAATCGATGCTCTGTCTAAATCAAACATTAACCCCATGTTTTCTGACAAAGGAATTTTTGCAGGTTCAACGTTTATCATTCTTTTAACTATTTCTTTTATAGCTTCTTCAGGATCATTAGTTTCAAACTCAGGTCCCATAGATCCTCGTTCTTTATCAAAATCATATTTAATACTTGGTGCTTCTGTGCCATTTGCAAACCCTGCACGTCCACCTTGTGCAAAATTTTCTGCTGCAAATAGTGGAGCAAATTGTTCAAAGGTCATAATACCTCCTCGACCACCAAGTCCTTTTTTATATCTTTTGTAAGCAGCTTTTAATTCATTTATTTTGTGGTCAAAAGAATTACGATCATAACTACCACCTTTAAATCCTGCACGTCCACCTTGTGCAAATTTATCTGTGTCGTCTAATCCGTCAAGTGCTTCACCGTAAATATCAGTTTGTTGTTTTTGATCTAAATCATAAAAATCTTTACCAAATCTTTTTTCCGCTAAATCCTCTGCAACAAGTTGTGCGTTATATTTTCTATCTCCTTTTACAAATCCTGGAGAGGCATTGTCGACTGCTTCTGAAATTAATTTTCTATTTTTTATTCTTGCAACAGTTTCTTTGTTATCTTTATTCATTCTCTCTAATACTTCTGCCTCTCGCTCTTTAATAGTTTTAGGACGAGGAGTGTTAGCTAACTCTGAAAATGGATTATCTGTTTTCATTAATCCTTCTTTCAAAGTCTGTTCATTTATTTCTTTACCACCCATGATACCTTTTGATGGATTTATTTTTTTACCTGTCATGTCGAAGACTTCACCTTTTCGATCAAACTTACTACCACCTAACATATTGCCAAACTTTTGATTAAACGCTTGATCTTCAGCTTGTTTAACTAAATTTAATATTTGATTTAATTCTTTTTCACTTCTAATAAGACTAGGATCAATACCTAAATTCATTAATCTATTCTCTAAAGCATTTGCAGAAAATTCTACTGCTTTGTTATTAGCAATAGCTCCCTTTTTTTTAAAAAGTTGTTTTGCTATAAAGTTTCTGACTACTGTTGATGCCATTAATAATAGTTCCTTTTACGTTGCTCGACTTTGTCGTCGATATAATCTTCAGGGTGACCGATCAGACCGCCCTGTCTGAATCGCATGATAGCTTGTGTTGTTGAGTCCACAAGATCGTCATGATCCCCATACGGAAACGCAGCGCACTCTTCAATGACGTCGTCTGCGAATTTCTGCTCAGGAGCGTATATCATACCAGATTCAAACAAAGGTGCAACAGCATTTACACGTGCGTGCTTATCATTTCCTTTGCTTGGACTAAAGTTTACAACTGGTATATCCATCTTTCTCAGCTCGTATGTCAAAGGTAAACCTGATGCTTTAGCTTCAACAATCACTGTTTCTGGTTTCCAATAATCGTATTGTTCTAAAGCTAAACGACGTAGTTCTGGAAACTCGTACCGTCCTTTAATTGCATCTAACAGTATTAAACTAGCTGGAGAATCTTCGTTTGGATAAAAGACTCCCCAGGTTGTTATAGCACTGTAATCAGCTGTCTCCTTTTTTAAAAATGCTGTATCGTAAGATTGTATAACGTGTTGTAGTTGTGGTATATCTTCACTTGTATACTTCATCCACCATTCACGTTTTAATATTGCACCTTCTTCTGCTGTAGGGTTTTGCATCCACTGAGCATTCCATTTACCCGTGGGCAGTGTTGCTTGAACACCTTCTAACTCATCTAAATTCCAATACTCGGGCCACACAGGTTTAGCGTTCTTTGATCCATGATCCATGATTGCTGGAAACTCGACCACGTGCCACTGATCAGCTTTTGCTTCTTTTTGATTTTGTATTAACTTACCTGTCAAATCTTTGTTAGACCA